CAACACCAAAACTTCGCTGACCATTGCCGACCGTACCATCGAAACTTTGCAGAAGCAGAACCGGCGTCTGAACCGTCGGTGCCTGCGCCAGAGTCTGATGATCGCAGGTCTGACATGGCTCACCGTTACGGCCTGCAGGATGCTGAGCGAGAACGATAAGAAGCGCAAAGAGGCTGAGGAAGACGCCCGGCAGCTCCACGCGGAATTTGCTCACACGCAGCAGGTGTTGGACGATGTAAACCGCAAGAACGCCGAACGGTTCTGGACGGAGAGCATCACAAGTGCGACGGAGCCCGAAAAAGATATCTGCTGCGATGGGAAGGCAACCATTACCAAAAATCCGGAATAAAATGCATGGAAAGGAGGAAGTCAGTTGCCGATGATTGATTTCCTGAGGATTGCCACGCGAACCGGAAAACACGGGGTGATCGAAGTGTACCCGAACTTTATCATCACCAAGTCGAAAGACCTGATGATCCGGGGTTCTGATTTCTATGCGATCTGGCTGGAAGAACGCGGCTTGTGGAGTACCGAAGAGCAGGATGCGTTGCAGCTCATTGACCGTGAACTTGATATTTATGCAAACGAGCATAAGCAGTTTCTGGGCGAGAATGTTCGAGTCTTACATATGTGGGATGCACAGTCTGGCATGATTGATATTTGGCACAAATATTGTCAGCGCCAGATGCGGGACAACTATCATACCCTCGATGAGACATTGATATTTGCAAACACCTCTGTCAAAAAAGACAGTTATGCATCCAAACGACTGCCGTACCCGCTGGAACAGGGGAGCATTGCCGCCTATGACGAGCTGATGACCACGCTGTATACGCCGGAGGAACGTGAAAAGATCGAATGGGCCATTGGTTCTATTGTAAACGGGGATTCCAAAAAGATCCAGAAGTTCCTTGTTCTGTATGGTCCGCCCGGAAGCGGCAAATCGACCATTCTGAACATCATCCAGAAAATGTTTGATGGATACTGGGCAGTGTTTGACTCGAAGGCACTTGGCTCATCATCCAATGCGTTTGCACTGGAAGCGTTCAAATCGAACCCGCTGATCGCAATTCAGCATGACGGCGATTTATCGCGTATCGAGGACAATACCCGATTAAACTCACTGGTTTCCCACGAGACCATGATGGTGAACGAGAAGTTCCGCAGTGCCTATGCAAGCCAGTTCAAGTGCTTCATGTTTCTCGGTACAAACAAGCCCGTAAAGATCACGGATGCAAAATCGGGTCTGATTCGGCGACTGATCGATGTGGAGCCGAGCGGCGAAAAAATACCGGCAAAGAAATACCGCGACCTCGTAGGCAAGGTTGACTTTGAATTGGGTGCTATTGCTTGGTATTGCAAAGACGTTTACGAGAAAAACAAGCATCGTTACGACGATTATGTTCCGACACGAATGCTTGGTGCATCCAACGACTTCTACAACTTCATGCTGGACTCCTACTACATCTTCAAAAAAGAAGATGGCGTATCGCTGAAACGTGCCTGGGCAATGTATGACACCTACAATCAGGAGGCAAAGGTTTCGTATCCTTACTCCAGGCGAGCGTTCCGTGAAGAATTGATGAACTATTTCTCGGATTACAAAGAACGTGCCGAGGATATGAACGGCGAGCGGGTGCGCAGCTACTACAGCGGCTTCAAGTACGAAAAATTCAAAGAATTTCTGGAAGACCCTCCCCCCAGGGTTGATGCGGGAAATGACCCCCCTGCCTCCTCCTGGATCGAATTGAAGGAGCAGCATTCTCTCTTTAATGATATTTGCAAGGACTGTCTGGCGCAATATGCGAACGAAAATGGCACTCCCATGCAGAAGTGGGAGAATGTCAAAACCAGATTGACCGGGATCGATACAAAAAAACTGCATTATGTAAAAGTTCCGGAGAATCACATTGTCATCGACTTTGATATTCCGGGGCCGGATGGAAAAAAGAGCTTCGAGCGCAACCTGGAAGCTGCCTCCAAATGGCCCCAGACCTATGCGGAGCTGAGTAAATCTGGTGCGGGAATCCACCTGCATTATATTTACACCGGCGATGCAACGAAGCTGAGCAGAATCTATGACGAGAACATTGAGGTCAAGGTGTTCACGGGAAAATCTTCTCTGCGAAGAAAATTGTCGAAGTGCAATGATATTTCCATCGCAAACATCAGCAGTGGCTTGCCGTTGAAGGGAGAAAAAGCAATGGTCGATGTAAAGCAGATCCAGAATGAGAAGCATCTGCGCATTCTCATCAAGAAAGCGCTGGCAAAGGAGATCAGCCCGTATACGAAGCCAAGTGTGGACTTTATTGCCCATGTTATGGACGAGGCATATGAAGGCAACGTCCCTTATAATGTGGATGACATGCGGAATGCCATCTTGGGGTTCGCCGCCAGCAGTACCAATCAGGCGGAGACCTGTCTGAAGATCGTGGCGAAGATGCACTTCAAATCGAAGGACGATATTCAGCGGGAGGCTCCTGCGGGGGAGGAAACGCCATTGATATTTTTCGACGTGGAGGTGTTCCCGAATCTGCTGCTCGTGAACTGGAAGTTTGCCAAGCATGGGCCTGTACACCGCATGGTGAATCCTGCACCGGACGAGATCGAGAGCCTGACAAAGTATCGGTTGGTCGGCTTCAACAACCGCAAGTACGACAACCATATCCTCTGGGCCCGCATGATCGGGATGTCGGTGGAGCAGATCTATGCGTTGTCCAACCGGATCATCAACGAGCACACTGGCTTCTTTGGTGAGGCGTACAACCTGTCCTACACTGATATTTACGACTTCTCATCGAAAAAACAGAGCCTAAAGAAGTTTGAAATCGAATTGGGCATCAAGCATCAGGAGCTGGGACTTCCGTGGGATCAGCCGGTGCCGAAGAGCCTGTGGGACAAGGTGGCCGAGTATTGCGACAACGACGTGATCGCGACCGAGACCCTATTCTACTCGAAAAAGCGTCAGGCAGACTTTGTGGCACGTGAGATCCTGGCAGACCTTGCCGGTATGACGGTGAACGACACGACAAACTCGCTGACAACACGCATTATTTTCGGCAAGGAAAAGCACCCCAGGCTGGTCTACACCGACCTTGCCACGGGGAAATCCGATGCAATCGTGGAAGTCGAGCCTGATATTTTGACGGACTGCAACATCATCAATGCCTTCCCCGGTTACGAGTGGGCCAAAGGTGAAGACGGCAAGTACCACAACATGTTCCGGGGCACAGACCTGGGCATGGGCGGTTATGTCTACGCTGAGCCAGGAATGTACACGAATGTAGCTTTGCTGGACGTTGCGTCGCTGCATCCGCATTCAGCTGTTGCTATGAACTACTTTGGCGAGTACACAAAGCATTTTAATGACCTGATGGATGTGCGAATCTACGTCAAACACGGCGAGTACGAGAAGGCAAAGGGGCTCTTTGGCGGTAAACTGGCAAAATACCTCGATGATCCGCAGCAGGCAAAGGCTCTGGCGCAGGCATTGAAGATCGCCATCAACTCGGTTTACGGGTTGACCAGTGCAAGCTTCGACAACCCGTTCCGCAACCCCAAGAACGTCAACAACATTGTGGCGCTTCGAGGGGCTTTATTTATGCGCACTTTGCAGGATGAAGTGCAGCAGCGTGGCTTTAAGGTGGCGCACATAAAAACGGATTCGATCAAGATCCCCGATGCTACCCCGGAGATCATTGCATACTGCATGGATTTTGCGAAGAAGTACGGCTACACGTTCGAGCACGAAGCTACTTATGAGCGGATGTGTTTGGTGAATAACGCCGTATACATTGCCAAGTACATGGATGCCGACCAGTGCGAGGCGCTTTACGGTTATATCCCGGGCGACTGCAAGGACGAAGGCGGCGAATGGACGGCTACGGGCACACAGTTCCAAGTGCCGTATGTGTTCAAGACCCTGTTCTCCAAGGAGAAGATCGAGTTCACTGACCTCTGCGAGACAAAGACCGTTTCCAAGGGCGCTATCTATCTCGACAAGAACGAGGATCTGCCTGAAGGCGAGCACAATTATATTTTTGTGGGACGCGTTGGACAGTTCTGCCCGATCATGCCGGGAAAGGGCGGCGCTCTGCTACTGCGGGAAGCGGGCCTGACGGATACCGGCGAACGGAAATATGCTTCTGTGACCGGAGCAAAGGATTACCGCTGGCTGGAAAGCGAGGCGGTCTATCAGCTCCAGATGCAGGAGGATATCGACAAAAGATATTTCAACCGGGAAGTCGATGAGGCAGTTGAGGAAATCTCCAAGTACGGCGACTTCAACTGGTTCGTTGGTGACGATGGCGTTGCTCCCTGGACAGCACCGGATCTTCCATGGAGCGATGCGCAGGAAGAAGCAGCAAGAAATTTTGACGTGAGGTGATATTTTATGGCGAACAAGCTGTGTGATTCCCAAGGACAACTGATTGGCTATATCGAAACCGTCGAGAAGAATATGCACGACGGCCTGACGAGAGTGATTCTTCATACTGGTCATGAACTCACATTTCTCCAGGGTGATCTGATCGCTGATCGGGGTGGTAATTTGAGTATTCGTTATGGAGGGCTCAATGCGGGTAAGAAGAGCGCTTCTGCTGCGAACACCGCTGCTATCAAGGACGTTATCTTTGCTCCTCCGGCCACGATCATTTACTGGTCGGATGGCTCCAAGACCGTTGTGAAGTGCAGCGAGAAGGATGTTTTCGACCCGGAGAAGGGGCTGGCCATGGCGATCGCAAAGCGTTGCGGCGGCAACAAGGGCAACTATTACAAGGAGATCCAGAATTGGGTCGAGAAGAGCGGGAAGAAGTATCCCGGGAAGACTGCTACGCAGAAGAAAGCTGCCCCTAAGTCTAATCCCGATCGAGAATCTATGAAGAAGTGGATTTCCAAGGCCAATGAGGACTGGAATGAATTCCTTAAAGCCAGCGCAAATAATGACCATACGGAGCTCCTTCTCAATATGAATTCCCTCACTGCAGACCTGAAAATTCTGGAAATTGAAATCAACAAGTAAAAAGGAGACTGATATTTATGTACACCAAGCGCCAGAAAGTCAATATCGACGATACCCGTTTTATCTTTACCACCAACTTCTCCGGCGACCCGGAGCGTGACCGCTTTGGCTCTGACCAGCGCCGTGTCAACGTGGTAATTCCTACCGAGGAGCTCGCGCAGCATCTGCTGGATCTGGGTGTAAAGGTCAAGCAGACCAAGCCGAACCCTGAGCGCACTTACGACGAGCCGTTTGTGCCCACGCTCTACGTGCCGGTCAACATCAAGATGGACTCCAAGTGGCCGCCGCACATCTATTGGGTCACAACTGCTGGCAAGCGCCTGCTCTGCAACGAGGACACCATCAGTCAGCTGGACTTCATCCGTGTCAAGAACGTCTGCCTGCAAGCAAATCTCGTTGAGAAGAGAAACTTCCCTGGCGAATACAGTCTGTACGCCGATGTGATGTATGTTGAGCAGGATGCTGATGCTGACCCGTATGCGGAGCGCTACGCTCAGTACGCAGAGCCTGCTCCTGAAGTGCCGTTCTAAGGAGGATACTATGGAAAAA